AACAGTACCTGATAGTTGGACGTGGAGCCGCTAAGTCCGTATATGATTCGTGTATTCAAAGTTTTTTCCAGAACGTTGATACGTCAACAACACACCAAATCACAACAGCACCTACGATGAAACAGGCAGAGGAAGTTATGTCCCCCATAAGAACTGCAATAACTCGTTCGAGAGGTCCTTTGTTTAAGTTCTTAACTGAGGGTTCGCTGCAAAACACAACGGGTTCCAAAGCAAATCGTACAAAATTAGCTTCTACCAAAAAAGGAATTGAAAATTTCCTTACTGGTTCTTTATTGGAAATTCGTCCAATGTCAATAGCAAAACTCCAAGGACTTAGAGTAAAAATCGCAACCGTTGATGAATGGCTGTCCGGGGACATTCGGGAGGATGTTATCGGGGCGATTGAGCAGGGCGCATCAAAAGTTGACGATTACTTAATAATCGCAACAAGTTCGGAAGGTACTGTTCGTAATGGAAGCGGGGATACAATCAAAATGGAGTTGATGGACATCTTAAAAGGTGACTATATCAATCCTCATGTTTCTATATGGTGGTATAAACTTGATTCGGTCGATGAAGTTTCAAGACCAGAGATGTGGCTGAAAGCAAACCCAAACATAGGAAAAACAGTTACATATGAGACATATCAATTAGATGTGGAACGTGCAGAAAAAGCTCCGGCAGCCAGGAACGATATCCTTGCTAAGCGTTTTGGCCTTCCCATGGAAGGTTATACCTATTACTTTACTTATGAAGAAACACTTCCTCATCGAAAAAGAGATTATTGGCAGATGCCATGTTCTTTAGGAGCAGATTTATCAAGAGGTGATGATTTCTGCGATTTCACATTTTTATTCCCATTGGCAAACGAAGCATTTGGTATAAAAACACGGGCATATATTTCAGAACTGACATTGATGAAGCTCCCAGCCGCTATGAGAATCAAATATGATCAATTCATAGCTGAAGGGAGTTTAATTGTTATGGATGGAACTGTTCTTGATATGATGCTTGTTTATGAAGACTTGGACAATCATATCAGTGATCTTGGTTATGATGTGAGATGTTTTGGGTATGACCCTTACAACGCAAAGGAGTTTGTCGATAGATGGGCTGCTGAGAATGGTCCATTTGGTATTGAAAAAGTCATTCAGGGTGCAAAGACAGAATCTGTTCCCCTTGGAGAATTAAAGAAACTTTCAGAAGAAAGAATGCTTTTGTTTGACGAAGAGCTGATGACTTTTTGTATGGGTAACTGCATTACCTTGGAAGATACAAATGGGAACCGTAAATTGTTGAAGAAACGGAATGAACAAAAAATTGATGCCGTTGCGGCTATGATGGATGCTTATGTGGCATTCAAACTTAACCGGGACGCATTTGAATAGGAGGAATAAAATGTCGCTAAGTATAGGCGCAAGGCTCCAACATGCATGGAGTGCCTTTCGTAATAAAGATCCGGCAATACGTTACGGCGATATTGGGCCCGGATATGGGTATCGCCCAGACCGTGTAAGGTTCACGCGTGGTAATGAACGCTCTATCGTCACTTCTGTATATAATCGCATTACGCTTGATGCGTCAGCCATCAATATATATCATGCCCGATTAGATGATAATAACCGGTTTACAGAGATTATCGAATCTGGTCTTAACACCTGCCTTACTTTGGAAGCCAATATTGACCAGACAGCCAGAGCGTTTTTTCAGGATGCCGTAATGTCAATGCTTGACGAGGGATGCGTCGCATTGGTTCCAGTTGATACAACGCTTGACCCCAATGTTACAGGCTCCTACGATATCCAGTCTATGCGTACAGCACAGATTTTAGAATGGTATCCGGAACGTGTGAGATTAAGGTTGTATAACGAAAGAATTGGAAGGAAAGAGGATATTACACTTCCCAAAAACATGGTGGCAATTATTGAGAATCCGCTTTATTCCGTAATGAATGAACCGAATTCAACCATGCAGCGTCTGATAAGGAAATTAAATTTGTTGGACGTTATTGATGAACAGAGTGGATCTGGGAAACTGGATTTAATTATTCAGTTGCCATATGTAATAAAAACAGATGCACGACGCCGACAGGCTGAAGAAAGGAGAAAAGAGATTGAAAATCAGCTTACCGGATCGAAGTATGGAATTGCATATACTGACGGTACGGAACGCATCACACAGTTAAATCGTGCGGTTGACAATAATCTAATGACTCAGATTGAATACCTGACGAGTATGCTATACAGCCAGTTAGGAATCACGCAGAGTATTTTAGATGGAAGCGCCGATGATAAAACAATGCTGAATTATTACAATCGTACAATCGAACCGATTATTTCAGCCATAGTCGATGAAATGAAACGTAAGTTTCTTACAAAAACAGCAAGGTCACAGAAACAGTCAATTCTTTTCTTTAGAGACCCATTCAAACTTGTCCCGGTCGCTGACATTTCTGAAATTGCGGATAAATTCACCCGTAATGAAATCATGACATCTAACGAAATCAGACAGATTGTCGGAATGAAGCCGTCTGACGATCCAAAGGCTGATGAACTTAGGAACAGCAATATCAGCGAACCAGCAGGGGAATCCAAAGAAACAGATGCATCTGCGGAAGTGGCTAATTTTATTGAGAAAAATAAGGAGGAAATTCAAAATGAAGTATGATTTCAGTGGCTGGGCCACACGAAACGACTTGACATGTTCTGATGGAAGAATCATCAAGAAAGATGCTTTTAAGCATAACGATGGCGAAACAGTTCCATTGGTTTGGAATCATCAGCACAATACCCCCGATAATGTTTTGGGTCATGCTGTGTTGGAAAACCGTGAAGATGGTGTTTATGCTTACTGCGAATTTAATGACAGTGAGTCTGGGCTTACGGCAAAGAAGCTGGTTGAGCATGGGGATGTAAGATCGCTTTCTATATTTGCTAACCAGTTAAAGGAAAGCGGTAAAAATGTATTACATGGTATTATCCGTGAAGTCAGTCTTGTTCTGGCAGGAGCGAATCCGGGGGCATTTATTGAATCGGTTATTGCTCATGGAGCGGATTCAGAAACAGGTCTTATTATTGGGTATGATGAGAACATCATGTTGTATCATTCTTCTGACAAGGAAGACGATGACAAAGATGATAAGAAAAAAGACGCATCAGAGGAGAAAAAGGAAGAGAAAGAAGATGGCGATGACAAAGAAACCATCCAGGATGTTTTTGATTCTATGTCGGAAAAGCAGCAGAAAGCCGTATATGCCATGCTTGCCCAGACAGCGGAAAAAGCCGGAGATGAGTCCAAAAAGGACGGCGAAAAAGAAAAGGAAGATGAAAAAAAAGGAGGAAATAACATCATGAAACATAACGTATTTGATCGTGACGATCAGCAGCAGGGTTCTGCGAATGTTATCTGCCATTCCGATCAGGTTGGCATTGTCGAGCTGGCAAAGTCCAGCCAGGTTGGAAGTTTTCAGACAGCCCTTAAGATTTATGCAGAGGAGAACAATCTTCAGCATGACGCAGTAAGCGGCGGATTTGTTCAGACTGGAAGCGGCAATGTAACAGAATTGTTCCCTGAGTATAAAGATGTGCGGCCGGGGGCTCCAGAGCTTATTACAAATGACCAGGGTTGGATTTCGGTCGTAATGTCCAAGGTACATAAAAGCCCGATTTCCAGAATCAGGACCAGCCAGGTTGACATCCGCAATATTGACTCCCTTAGAGCAAAGGGATATGAGAAGGGCAAACAGAAGAAACAGGCTGGCAATTTCAAGCTGGTCAGGAGAACTACCGACCCACAGACCGTGTATGTAAAGAATGCCCTACATCGGGATGACATTGTTGACATTACTGATTTCGATTATGTTCAGTATCTGTACGGCATTGACAGAATGATGCTCAATGAAGAACTGGCAACGGCGATTATGCTCGGGGATGGACGTGATGATGGCGATGAAGATAAGATTGCACCGGAACACATCAGACCGATTTGGCTGGATGATGAGTTGTACACGATTCATGTGGATTTGGATGTAGCCGCTGCAAAAGCAGAGCTTCAAGGCAGCAATACCGGCGCTAACTTTGGCGAGAATTATGTATTGGCTGAGGCTATGATTAACACTGTGCTTTATGCAAGAGAGAAGTACAAGGGTACTGGCACACCGGATTATTTCTGTACGCCGCATATGCTGAATGTGATGCTTCTTGCCCGTGACTTGAACGGAAGGAGAATCTACTCTTCAAAGGCCGAGCTTGCTTCCGCCCTGAATGTTGGAGACATCATCACAGCAGAGCAGTTTGAGGGCAAGACAAGGACCACTGAGGATAACAAGACAAAGAAACTGCTTGGCATCATCGCAAACCTTAATGATTATTCATTGGGAGCAACCAAGGGCGGCGAAGTTACACACTTCACTCAGTTCGACATTGACTTTAATCAGGAGAAATCCCTTCTGGAGACGAGATGTTC